CGGCCCTGCCCACGGCCCACGGCCCTGCCCACGGCCCACGGCCCTGCCCACGGCCCACGGCCCTGCCCACGGCCCACGGCCCTGCCCACGGCCCACGGCCCTGCCCACGGCCCACGGCCCTGCCCACGGCCCACGGCCCTGCCCACAAACAAAAAAAAAAGCGCAAGCCTACGATTTTTTTTCGTTTCAATGGTAGGCAAAACGAAACAAGCTTTCCAAGCTTTTTAGCCTATTCTATTTTGATATCAAAAACTTATTAGGCTAGCCTAATCTTATCATTAGGCGCGCCTAAGTTATATAGGATATTTACCTCTGGGTTGTCTCTAATTTTTAAATCGGATAACGAGGTCCGATTCAAAAAAAATTTATTTTTTCCCCGCGCCGATTCTAGCCCACAGCATCACCCGATTAAAATTCTTGGAGGTCATCCGTACCACTATCCAAAGAGAGAAAACTGGCCCAAAATACTGACTCATTTTTGACGCAATCGGACGCAATTAAACGCAATCTTTACGCAATCGCGACGCAATTCTAGCCACTTTAAAAGGGCGGTGGTTCGGGCAATTCCTTCCCAACTTTCCGCCATCCGTCCAACTCTATTCCATTACTATTTGGGAGTAACCTGGTGGTTTGAATCGACACAACGCCAGAAGTATTTCCCAGCACAATCCAATGACGCATCGAGCTATATTCCAACAAAACATCCCCCGGTTGTAGCTCTTTAAATTCCTGGGCGGTCATGGGACACTCTCCAGAAGATGGAAACTGGTTTCAAACTTTTTGACTTTTTATTTTTGAGAGGGGGTAGGGGGGTATTTTTCAATTTCCGCATTGGTACTTCCAACCTTCTTTCAGCACATTTTGGGTAACATCTTCACCATTTGCCGTAATTATCGACAATGGCGCGGGGAAATTCTTCTTTTCAATCTTCACAGTTAACTCTGTTTCGGTATCACCATGACGAACAATCCTGCTGGTAACATAGCTACCATCTTCGTTCTTTGGATAGAAGAAAACATCACCTGTCTCAATAACAATATGAGATATGCAAAGGTCAATAAATCTTCCATCTGCATCCTTTACTCGGCATGGAAATGGCAACCCCAGTTGCTCTAATTCCTTGACCCCAAATGTCAAAAAGCCCTTTTGCTCAATAGCCATTTCACTCACTCCCTTGGAATAGTTCACCTGTTTGATCCGGTAATCGCCCTGTCCACAACCAAGCTGGATACAACTCAACTTGGATCATGCCTTGCCCGGTAAAATCCTCAGCATTCCCCAGCGTATTGCTAACATGGTGGATAAATTTACAATTATCATCCGCAATTATGAAATGCCGTTTCAAAGCATCTATCGGGGCCTTAAAGAAATTATCAATATCAGACGATTCTGGAAACTCTTGGCCGGGTTTGGTGGTGAGGACTATTCCAAGGGGGAATGTGAATATGGGTGCTTGGTTCCATTCACTTAATTGGATATAAGTTCTCCACTTCTTGTATTCTGCGCTGGTTACGAACCTCGATCTACCGCGCGTTGCTACCGGAATCCAAAGTTGATTCTGGCTTGGCGGCAATGGCAACTGGATTGACCACAAGCAGTATGCCTCTGGAGGCCTCAAATTTAGCGTGTAGTCCACGATCTCTACTCCGGTAGACCATTCGGCCATTCACTAGCTGTATCGTCGATTATAACGAATTCTGTGGCCTCGTTTATTAGCTCAGGTTTCTGGAAGAAGGTCCAAGCTATAAATTCCAAAGCTGGCTTGATTTTATAGCCTTGGGCGGCAACCAATGTTCTAGCCATTCTGGATAGGCTAAATGCCCTTATGGTCTTCTTACCATTAGCCATCTCACCCAAGCAGCACCATTTGAATACATCATCCATTTGCCACATTCTCCACCATTTGTATCCTTTGTCCAATCCACCGCATCACCGGAACCGCCATGCTATTGCCAATAGCTTTATACCTGGGGCCATCCGGGGCCGGTTTACCATTTCTGGAAACATTCGTCCAATCGTCTGGGAAACCCTGAAGTCTTTCGCATTCCCGCGGGGTCAGTCTACGGACCTGCATTGATTGAGACACATTTGGAACATTACCACCACCAGTACCCCAATGGGCTTCAACCGTGGGGGATAGATCACCTAATATTCTGCCGCCATCCCTTCTGGTTGCGTGGAATGCAACAGCCGTTGGATTCTTCGCACCTAATTGCGAAAGGACGAATAACGGCGCGCCTTCGTTTATATGTTGATTCTCTAAGCCAAGTTTGCTGCCAAAACTTGCAGAAAGTGTAGACGCTGTTTTGGATGGCCATTGCCTTACTAGTACGGCAGGAAACCTGTTTTTTTCTGGCATTGTTTGCCCTTTCGCTAACACGGCATCAAGTGTCTGGCTTAATTGTCCACCGTCCCAATAGCTACCACTCGTCGCAGCACCAAATCCAGCATTTCTGGTAGTTCCTTCCCCCTTTTTTCTGCCCTTCTTAGAATTCCCGCACAAGCTTTCCGGCTCAAAAAGAACCGCGGCGGAATGTCTCCAGTTTCCAAGATATCCGATAACAAAGACTCGTCTTCTCCTTTGTGGGACTCCGAAGTGCTGAGCGTCCAAGACTCTCCAGCAGAGACCATACCCGAATTTGACCAACGGTTCGAGGAAGGCAGCAAAGTCCCGTCCTCCACCGCTTGACAGGACTCCAGGGACATTTTCCCAGACAATCCATCGGGGGCGATAGCGTTCAGCAATTGCGGAAAATCCAATTGCGAGTTGACCACGAATGTCATCAAGCCCTTTTCGGAGTCCTGCGGTAGAGAATGATTGGCAGGGCGTTCCTCCCACGAGAAGGTCAATTGTTTCATCGGGCCAGTCCTTCCATTTTGTCATATCACCCCAATTCGGGGTATCGGGGAAATGGTGAAGCAATACCGCACAAGGAAAGGGTTCAATCTCAGAATAAGCCGCCGCTTGCCATCCCAAATCTCTCCAGGCGCAAGATGCTGCCTCGATCCCAGAACAGACAGATAAATACTTCATTCCTCTTCCTTTCCTTGTGGACCGTGTTCCTGGTTTCCATATGGGTCAGTAACCCATTCATCAATTGGTGGACAATCACAATCCCCAGTATGCATTTCATGGATATTACACCAGAAGTCTCCGCAATCCTCCGGGCATGGTATTCAGGCTGGCAGGCTCATTCGGTTGCTTTCTGTTTCTCAGTTCGCTTGCCGGGTGCGCCCAAGGGTCTGCCATCCATTGGCCGGATCATGGGGCTTGCCGGAAGGCCGGGAGTCTGGTGCCGGAGGGGGCGCGCCGTAGCCCCTCACCCTAGGGAGCCTAGGCGCGCCCCCGGCCACCTATTTCCCCTTCTTATATCCGTTACCAACATTGAAGCCATTGACCACCGATGCCAATTCTAAATCGTAATGATAAAGCCTATTGCGCCTATCCCTAATAGCTTCAGGGACCGGGTCTTCCCCAGACTTTTCCAAGTAAAGGATGGCCTTGGCGGTATATTCTGCGAGAACCTCAACCGATACCGTTCCCCAATCAATCCCAGCCATTCGGTTACCCTCCGCGTTTTTTCTCACGATCTATTTTTGTTTTACGAACATGATTCCGTTGAAAATTCCCTTAATATAAAAGTTACTTATTACTATTAATATTAATAAGTAATATCAAGATAGCTGATTGTCCTAGCGATTGGTCGTGCGGCGGACTGGGGTTGTGGTCTAGATATAATTGGGAGGAATTCGAGGGAAGTGGGTTGGGGAGATGGGCAGATCGGGGGCTGCGGAGTGACCTCCGCCCCCGATCCGGGCAGCGAACTGTCTGCCTGGCGGAGAAACTGACTGAGGCAGGTGGTTTCTGATATTACTTACTACTAGCTACTATATAATAAGCAACGCCCGTGCCAAAAGTCTGATAACAAAAAGAATTGCCATAAGTTGCGCTTTTCATTGGAGTTGCGAAACATTACAAATTTATTCAGAATTGCCCCAGCCTAGTTTTTTGGGTGGAAATCTTGACTAGTCCTATTCATATTCCCCAGCTTAAGTCAAACATTAATAATCAAAATTATTTTGAGAATCCCTTGCAAGTTTATTTGGTTCGTGCGTATATTAGTTGTGCGGGTGAGGAATCCCGCAGGGAAAAGGAAAAGGGAGCCAGTCTAATGAAGAGTAAAGTTTCCCGTCAATTCTCAGAGTTCAAAGCCACATACCACCATTCAACAGAGGCGGTTAGGGGCCGCGCCATCACCTTTCCAGGATTGGGAATTGATGACTTGGCGTTTTTTCTCTACCGCAACCCAATCAGCAATTTTTGGAACATTTGCGAAGTTTCATCTGGTTGGAAAGTTTCAGGTGGAAGCACCATCACCGAAGCTGTTGACCAGTTTGCTTCCCATCTGGAGCGTCATGGTGGAGTTGAAACCCTCCGCAAGTTGGTTTTGGAAGTTGAAAAAGTTTTTTGAAAATTCTGGCGCAAGTTTGTTTGTGTGGTTCGTTTAGTAAGTGTCGAAGGATAAAAGGAAAGGGAGTTTAAAATGTACAAGGTAATTCGCGTTTATTTCAATAGCCGTCCACGAACCCTCAAAAAGGGTTTGACTTTGGAGGAGGCTCAAGCCCATTGCAGCAACCCTGAGTCGAGCAGTAGAACCTGCAAGGGGTCAAAAGCCAAGGCACGGACCAAACGCATGGGTATGTGGTTTGATTGCTATGATGATTTAATTTCACGCAAGTAATTCCAAGTGGTTCGTTCTTAGTGTGGGATGGTGGTTCTAACAGGAAAAAGGAGATTGTTCCAATGTTTGCAACTCATAAAGAAATTTTGGCTGTTATTCGTGATGGTAGCCGGATTGATCGGTATGTATCAAAGGGGCCAGATTGTTTGCTTTATTTGACCATGAAGGACGAACGGGTTCCCCAGGTTCCTATTCCTTCCGGCCTCAGCACCACCAAAAGTCAAGAGCGGGCAATAGCTTCGCATATTTTGGCTGAGGCTAGGGGCCTGAAGTAGGCTGGATTATTAACCCGCTGATGATGGCCGGAAGGCCGAAACCCCCATAACCTGGGGGTCCGGGTTTAAGAAAGTTTTTAAAGGAAAAGGAATAGAATCATGAATGCCAAGGTCATTAAGATTGTTGAAGTTTCTGCATCACTACCGAGTTCTTACGGATATGCCCGCAAACGGCTCAGGGTCGTTAAATGCCTGCCTGAGCAGAAGGGCTGGCAGAGCGAAAAGGATGTCGAGATTATCTGGGAAAGCTACCATTTCAATCCTGGTAGCAAGGGGCCAAAATCAGATTACCGGAAATACCTGGCTAAGGCCGAAGCAATTAAGCTGGAGCATGAATTACCGGAAATTGTTTACACCCAGATTGACGGGTTCGATTTGGCCTCCGTATGGCTCCATCTCACCTTTCCAGGCTGGATAGTCTGCCGGACCATTGACGGGCGGTTCTGGCTCGATACGGACCCTGCGCAGTTTGCCGATTATTCATCAACCTGCTTGATCACCCAAGATGAGGCCAAAACGATGATGGGCGGGCAAATCGTCGCCAATGGCCAGAATATTTTCAAAGCTCCGGTTTGAGTCTGGAACTTTTTTTGCAAGTTTTCCCCCCTAATCCGTTTTCAGGATGGGGGGGGTGTTCCCCAGGTTTTCCGCATTAAAAGAGGAGTAGGCAATGGAATGGAAATATAGCAGGCAGACGAATCATATCCATGTTGTTCATCTAGGCTATATAGCCGTTGTTAGCTTGACGAAGACTATGTCTGGCTATTGGGGCAATGTCTCTAAAATTGAGGGCTTCAAGGTTCCTCTTCTGGCTGGAAAGTTTGCCGAAAGCATTGAATTAGCTGTCGATTGGGCCGAAGCTTTTATTGCTCTCCAGATCGTGGAAGCCCAGGTAAAGGATGCACCCAAATGAGTGCCCAAAATTGCCCCTGTGCCATCGTTTTCCGTTACTGGAGAGATGGTAGGCTAAACCAGCTAAAAGCCGATTGTAGCTCAATTGCGGGGGCCAAAAATGTGGCAGACCTAACCGCTAAGGAATGTCGCGCCAATGGGCTGGATTGGCTAGCGGAAGTTTTGCCCTATCTTGGGGAGCCAATCGTATCCGGTTCCAGGTTCGGTCTAGAACATAGACGGGATCTTTTTTGATTGGTTTTTGGTAGCATGGTAGTTTCCGCCCAATAAATAAAACGGTGATATCATGCTAAAAACCAAGACGGTTTCCAGGATTTCCCAGACGATTAATTCCAAAAAAACCTGGTGTTACTGTAGTTTGTCCAGGGTTCTGTCCGATGTAATTGGTGATTCTGGTGACAAGTCTGAGTGGATTGAATTGACCGGGAAAAGGATACGGATTAAGGCAGGAACTAAGGAGGAGGTTTTCCTATGCGAATCTTTGTGCCGTTGCTCATGTTGTGTGCGGGATGCCGTAGCGTAGCCCCATGCCATCATCAGGTCAATAAACCACTAGAAGTGGGCGTTATTCTTAACTATAACCTCCCCAATGGACAGGGAAATGTCCAAATGGAGGTGCGGAAATGACCCCTGATGAACTTGTTCTCGAAGTTATTGAGTCAAAGTTTTTGGCAAAATTTTGTCACAAATTTGCACCTAAGTTCATGGATTTTGACGATTGGCAAAGCGAGGTAATGCTGGCGACAGTCAAGGCATCCAAGCGTTGGGTAGCCGAAAAAGGCAGCTGGCATACTTTTGTTTTCTGGGCCTGGAGAAGTGTGCGGAGCGAGGTCTATCGGCAATACAGGCAAAGGCTGAAGCTTGGGACGGTTGTCTCGTTGGACAGGTTATCCAAGGTAGACAACCTTAAGTTTGATTTGGCCGATACCAAGCAAAGCCGCATGACAATTGAGGCTTCCTTGATTGAAAAGCTGGTTGATTCTTTGAGTGATCGTGAGAAGAAATTCTTGCTTGGCGCGTCGAACGCTGAAGTTTCAGCAATGGGTCTGACTCGGTCTAAATATGAGGTTGAGAAGCGGCGGGTGCGGCGGAAATTGGCGGAGTTGATTCCATGAAAGACCAAACAAGGTTCATTTTGACAGAGGAGCAATCCAAGCTGGCAGCAGATAACTATGATCTAGTTTTCTGGTATATGGGTAAAAAGCCCATGCCCGATTGGATTGACCATGATGAATACCATTCAGTCCTCAACAAGTTTTTCATCCGTGGAATAGTGAAATACGATCCAGCCAAGGCAAAGATTTCGACTTATTTGATCAAGATTTTGCATTGGGCCAGGATTTACTTTTTGAGGAAAATGACCGAGCATCGGGAATTTTTCAAGTCTTCAATTTACCAGCCTGACGGATTCATAATCGAAAATCCTGTCTCAGAGGATCAAGACGCAAACCTGGTTGCTCTGGAGCGTCAGCAGTTTGTCGAGAAACTATTGGGAACTATTAACCCGGTTAGCGCAAAGGTGGTGAGGTTGCATATGGATGGGGTTAGGTTTACCGATATTGCTAAAGTATTAAAAGTAAGTAGGCAGAGAGTTCAGCAAATTCATGTTGAATCTATTCGTATAATGAAAAGGTATGCTTGGCAACACAAGTTGACCCGTGAGTCAATTGGAGTCTAAAGTGTTTGAGGTGATCGGAATCTTACTTGGCCTGTTTTTCATAGGATTTCCGCTTTGGGTTTTGATGCTATCTAATATTGCTATCATTGGTATCTTAAAAGGAAAAGGAGGATTTCATGATGACGAATCCAAACCAAGATCGGGATTTGGCCGAAACTAAGAAGATGCACAGAATTTATTGGCGAAAGCTAATGGACCTGCATCGAGATACGGTTGACCTGATTTTGAATAACGGCTCAGGCGAAGGCGATACTGCCCGGCAAGGGGCAATCCAAATCTGCGAATTGCTGGCCAAGCATAATGTTTCCAAATCTATTGAGCAGGCAAAGTTCCTGGCAAACTATGCTGGCAATGAGGCGTTTTTTCATTGGGTTGTAGGCATCTTGGAAAACTACCAAGAGACTTTGCCTGAGAGTGAAAACCAGGCAGTTTCCATAATTTTTAATCTGGCTGGAAAGGATCATGTTGCTGAAATTTCCGGCGGGACTATTCCCGAAAATTGCAGTAACGCATTAATTTTCCTGTCTGGACGGAGGGCTAAGTTTATACTAGAGAGGATGGAAGCCACATTGGTGACTGTCTCGAAGGCAATGGAATCGGAGGGGGAGTGATATGGCACGGCGTATTGGTGGTTTGGTTATCAGTCGAAAAATTGGTGAGTCTATTCAATTAGATTATCCCAACGGAAGACGCGAAATTATTTTGGTGGAGAGTATGGTTCGTGAGGGGGCTAAGGTCATTATTTCCGAACACCCTTATGACCTGCTGCTTGGTGACTCAGTAGCTATTCCAGGTTTGACCGAAGAGGAGTCTGATACTGGAATTTACCTTGAGAGTGTTGAAGGCGGACGCGCGGCAATCAGGGTGATTGCTGATGATCGTATCCGTATTTTGCGAAGTGAATTGCTTCGTCGTTAAAAAAGGATGACCGTGAACTATTACAAAATAGATGGCCCAGCGGTCATTTCCTTTTCAGGTGGTGCTACATCTGGATTTATGCTCAATCAGATATTGGCAGCGTATGACGGCAAGCTGCCCAACGATGTTGTTGTGTGTTTTGCCAATACCGGATTAGAGCATTTAAAAACCTTGGACTTTGTGAACAAGGTTGAAACCAATTGGGGCATAAAAATTCATTGGCTTGAATACAGGTCAGTCCGGAATTTTGTCCAAGTTGATTTTCAATCTGCCAGCAGAAAAGGAGAACCATTTGATTTGCTAATTAGTGACAAGCAGTACCTTCCAAATCCAGCGGCAAGGTTCTGCACAATTGAAATGAAGATCAAAACAATAAGTCGATTTGTAAGGGAGGTTTTTGGTTTTTCTGATGGCTATTCTGACATAATGGGTTTGCGTTATGACGAGCCATCTAGAGTTGCTAGAACAAAGAATTCGTTGAATTCTGATCGTGAAGTTTGTTGCCCAATGTATCACGCAAAACATACCTTGGATGATGTTGAAAGGTTTTGGAACAACAATAATTTTAAGCTTGAAATACCTAGGATTCTTAGCAACTGCGTTGGTTGTTTCCTAAAAGGTGCTTCCAAGCTTGACCTTATTGCGCGAGAAGCCCCAGGTTCTTTGGAATGGTGGGCAGATCGTGAGGAAAGACCTTTTGGTATAACTGATGATGGGGTTGAAAAGCGTGGTGTTTTTAGATCAGATCGTCCGAGATACAGGAATTTGATCAGGATGGTTGATGAGCAAAAGCTTTTTGATTTCCCAGATGATGATTCTATGCCTTGTAACTGCACCGATTGATACTCAAATAGGAGGGAATGGAAATGGCTGAGAACGAGATTGTGGTCGAGTCTACTGACATTGTTGTTCAACCTGTAAAGTCTGGGATTGATCCTGCTGCAATCGAGGCCGCTCTAATGCGGAACGATTACGGGCGGTTGCCGGTTGCGGAAAAGGTTGCGCTTTACCGCAGAACCTGCGAAAGCATGGGCTTGAATCCCCTGACCCAACCGTTTGGTTTCTTTAAAATGTCTGGTGGTTCCGAGGTTTTGTACGCCAAACGAACCGCTGCCGATCAGTTGCGCCAGATTCATGGGATCACTCTGGTGGATTGTTCCGAAGCTTGGGACAAGGATTCCAAAATCTTCAGCGTGACCGTGCGTATGCGTGACAAAACAGGGCGTGAGGATATCGACCGAGGTGATGTTTTCATACCCGATTCCTGCAAGGGTATGGATTTGGCTAATGCTAAGATGAAAGCGATCACCAAGGCAAAGAGACGCTGCACCCTGTCATTGGTGGGCCTGGGTTTCCTGGACGAAACCGAGGTCATGGACGCAAACCTTCGGGTATCGCACCAATCGCCTGAGTTTGTTTCCGAGGTCACCCAAACCCCAATGGTGACCCAAGAACCCCGCGCAAGCGAGGCTGATAAGAAGAAGTTGTTCGACGCTTTTAAGCTAAAAGCTGAGACTGTCGAAAACCTCAAGAAAAAAATGCTAGAAAAGTTTCCTGGTCTTGACTCCAGGAACATGAGTCTAGTACAACTAAAAGAGGTTAGTATTTGGTTGGAAAGTTTGTAAGTAACCACAATAGGAATAGGAGCGGACAGATGAGCGGATTTCTCCCAACACCAGAGCAGATGAAGATTTTTGATCTGATCTCTGGTTCATGGAAAATGCGGGATACCGAAACCGGAAACATTGCGGTTAACGCAGTTGCCGGGTCAGGGAAAACCACTACAGCTGTCCGCTCTATTCCCTACGCTTGTAAGCGGTACAGCCGGATTGGCTTTACTGCTTTCTCGAAAGAGATTGCAACCACTCTCCAAGGGAAAGTCGAGGGGCAATGCCAAGCCGGGACGATGCATAGCTTTGGTCGATCCTTGGTGGTTGAACGGTTTGGCAATATGCCGCTTGAAAACTGGAAATACCTTGAAGTTGCCAAAAAGGAATTCCCATCCTGGTTCACCACCGGGGCAAGGGGCTTCAAACGGATCAAGCCTGAGTTTGCAGCATTTCTGGCTTTGACAAAGATTATCAGGGAACAGAATATCGCCATCGACGCGGTGTTTGCTGATCTGACCATTCAAATTGCAAACATTGCTGGGGCAATGGGTATTAGCCTGCCCAGCAAAAGCTACCTGCCAGAATTGATTGGCGGTGTTCTGCGCTGCCTCGAGATTGGTGCAGACAATCCAAAGAGCATGGATTTTGGGGATATGATCTGGTTGCCCGTTCACCACAAGCTGGGCGTGAACAAATTCGACCTTTTGTTTGGGGACGAGGCCCAGGATTTCTGCCCAGTTCAACAGGCCTTTTTCATGCAACTGAGCGAGAAAAAGGTCATCATCGGTGATCCATACCAATCAATCATGGGCTTTGCCGGGGCCGATACGAATTCCTTTAAGAATTTGACCAAGTGGCTTGGTGCTAGGCAGTTGCCTTTGTCAGTTTGTTTCCGATGCCCAACATCTCACCTGGACTTGGCCCGCCATTTAGTGCCCCATATTGAGGCCCGTAGTGGCGCAACGGATGGCAGCATAGGGCAAGTGGTAGTCGAGCAGCTAATCAGGCAGGCAGGGGCTAAGGATATGATTCTGTGCCGGTCTAATGCCCCCTTGGTTAGTGTAGCATATAGGCTACTAAAGGCCGGGAAACCAGCATTGGTGCGGGGCAAAAACATTGGCGAAGGCATTGTTGGCTTGGTGGAAAAGCTTGAGCCTAACGATATGGCAGATTTGAATCTGAGAGTTCAAAAATGGAAAGAGCGGGAAATCGCCAAGCTGGTTGATCGAGACGCAAACGAGGAGAGTTTTACCGCTCTTAATGACCAGGTGGAATGCATAATTGAGATGGCATCAAACTACGATACTGTGGGCGAATTTGTCCACGGGGCAAAGAGTCTCTTTGGAGACGATAATGAGACAAGGCCGGATCAAGTGATCCTGTCTAGCGTACACCGTGCGAAGGGCTTGGAAACCGAGAATGTAACCATTCTCCAGCCCTCGAAGCTTGGTGCCTGGGGAGAGACTGAGGAGTCTTTTCAACAGGAAAAAAACCTCATGTATGTCGCATTAACGAGGGCTAAAGCTAGCCTGAATTTTTGCGGCAGCCTTGGGGAAGGTTACGAGGAAGGAGGTTTGCATGGTTGGGTTTCGACTATTGCAAACCGCAAAGTTGCACCATCACGAAAGAAGCGAGGTTTCTAATCCAATGTCTATTGATCAACCAAGCTATGATTGGGTCGATGATCTTATCAACAACTTTGGGGATGATTTTGATCCCACAAGCAATCGCAAGCTTCAACTGGAAAGCTTGCAGGATGGCGAGTACACCGTCCAAGTGGTGGACGCAAATCTCGACCGCATCCAATCCACCGGGGCAGCAGTCCTGCGCTGGACATTGAAGATTCTGGAAGGTTCAAGCTGCCAGAATGCCTTGGTGGAGAAGGTGAACTTCTTCGCCTCACAAGCTGGGGTGAATGCCTTGGGTGCTGACCTCCAAATCCTGGGCATCAACTGCAAGGCTTGGAAGGATCAGGGCATCCCATTGGGGCGCGGTATCGTTGAATCCCTGCCCAAGCTGATTGGTGTTGTGTTCGTTGGCCGGAAGCGCACTTCGACCAATCAAACCAACGGCAAGGTTTACCACAACCTGAATGTCTTGAGCGTCAAGAAGGCGGCTAAAGAAAACAATGATGATGAAGGAACACCATTCTAATGAGCGACGAACCGCAGCAGGCTGAGACGGTAAACAAATACCATAAGCTGATGGCTGATTTGATTGCGAGTGGGGGTGCGGTTATCCCTATTTCGCAATGCGGTCTAATCAAGTCAGGCAGCTTCAGTAGTGTTACTGTCCAAAAATGGATAGATAAAGGCAAATTTCCCTTTATCAAAATCGGGTTTCGCCGGTATACATCTGACGCTATTATCGCCCAATGGATAGCCGATGGTCAATCGGATGAAGCCGTCTTCGGTTGCGGTCAACGAAGACCTGGCCGGGACAAAGGTGACAATCCTTTTGCAGGGATAACACCGTGGGAACGGAAAAGAGCAGAGCGACAAAGGCAGATCGATGATGGCTTAATTGAGCCTGACGAATTGCCTGAGAATGAAATCGACGATGCCGATCTATACAAGATCGACTGAATGGACAGGAAGGACTTGTCATGGGATTTGGCATAGCTGATTCAGTTCGCCTGCTTATTGAACCCGCATCTCTCACCGAGGTGCGGGTTCTTTTACACTCCAGCGAAGAGCGCATTTGCCGGAACCAATATTATTTTGGGCATCAGGCCGAGCAGCTTGCGCGCGATGTTCATGCCCTCGATCAAAGGCCGGATTGCATCGGCATCTATTTAATCCCTAATCCAATTGATACGCATTTGGTGGGAAATAACACCAAGTGGAGAAAACCCTTTATTACCAAAGTGGTATCCAGCAATCAAAGCAATATGCTACGGAGGAAGTGGATTCTTGTTGACTGTGATTCTATCCGCCCTGGAGAGTGTTCAGCTACCGAGGCCGAACGAACAGCAGCGTTTGAACTGGCAGATAATGTAATTGCTACCTTGTCAATGCTAGGTTTTGGCAACCCAATCAAAGCCGATTCAGGTAATGGTTGCCATCTTGTTTACCCTGTCGATTTACCACCAGACCAGCCCAGCAGTATGTTGGTTAAGGAATTCTTGTCGCAACTTGGTAGCCGATGCCGGGTGATGGGTGCGAAGGTTGATCCGGTTACTTGGGACTCGCAACGGATGGTTCGACTGTACGGAACCAAGTCCAGGAAGGGTGAATCAACAGCCGAAAGACCTTGGAGACTTTCAGGAATTCTTGACCCAGGTACGCCGAATTCCGCCAAGAACAATACCCATGCCTTTACTGTGGCACTAGAGGCTTGGCGTGAACAAGACTCACTTATCCAGGGCGAGGGAAGGCGTGATCCGGTTGATGCTGCCAAACGATATGTGGCCAAGGTTGATGGCGCGGTTTCGGGGGCAGGTGGCCACAATAAAACCTACCGGGTTGCCAGCTTATTGGTTGAAGGTTTTGGCCTCAATCAAAACGATGCTTTCAATGTCATTTTGGATTGGAATAAAAAGTGCAAACCCGAATGGACCGAGAAGGATTTACTTCACAAAATCGAATCCGCCCATGCGAAAATAGACCAATCCAAGCTGGGGCATTTACTGGTCAAACCAAACCCGCAAACTATTGGGAAGGTTGCCCCTGCTGGTATTCAAAAAGCTGATGCCACAGTTGCTGATCTCATCCGCCTTGGACAGTCGTTGCAATGGTTGTGGAAGGGTTGGATTCAACGAGGGGTTCTAGTTGGTATAGCTGCTGAGCCTGGGGCCGGAAAGACCCGTTTTTGCGCCGATCTAGCCAAGCGAGTCCACCATGCCATGCCTTGGCCGGATGGTACTCCCGCCACCTTGGATAAGGGCGCAAAGGTTCTTTGGTTGTGTTGTGACGGTCAATGGGGGGAAATCAGCAGGTTCCCCGAGGAGTTCGGCATCCCTGCGGATTCAATCTACCTGAATGCTTGGAACCTTGATCCTACGGAGGGGACCAGTCTAGACGAGCAGAAGCATTTTAAGGAATTAGAGGACCGGATTAACCGCACCGGGGTCAGCTTGGTGTTCGTGGATACGGTCATGAATTCCACAAGCCACAACACCACCAGACCGGAAGAGGGGGTCAAATACTTCAAGCCCTTGGCAGATGTGGCCCAGAAAACCAATACCACCATAATCTTGGTCACCCATCTATCTGCCGGTGGAGAAGCATTGGGAAGGCGTATTGTTGGACAATGTAGGCAGATGATTTCGCTGGCTAAAATTGATGGAGAACCGCACAATTCCAAGCAAAGGAAGGTCTGGGTATCCAAATCAAATAGCGTGATGCCCAACGAATTGACTGTGACTATGGGCGACAATGGTAACGAGTACAAGACTGATGGTGAGCAACAGCCAACCATAGGGCCATCCAAGATAAACGAGAACGAATGGCTGGCAATCTATCTCAAGAGCGGCAAGAAGCCTTTGGAACTTCTTTTGAGTGATGCAGCTATGCATGGATTGGATGCGGAAATTATCAAAAAACTTATTCCCCTAATTGCTAACCAATCCGATGTTGGTTCGTATAACTGGATTAAGCTTGTTAAGCGGGAGTAGCCGAGCAATGTCGAAGGACTGGAATTATTACCTAGACGAGATAACCGATGCTGATGTTGAATTTGAAGACATTACTCGGATTATAAATTCAATGGAAAAGGATGGGATTGACCCATTCGATTCTGAAAAGGTGATGACAGACCTATGTTCTCTTCGATATAGGTTCGGCTTTTTCTTTATGTCTTATCAAGCTATTTACTTTCTTACGCGGCCTAAAGAATGCATTCACCAAGGATTCAGAGATGTATCCAGAGCGTTGAAGGTTCTTAAAAGCTTGCGGGCAATTATGCGAGAGGTATCAGATGAGTTTGAAGACGAAGAAACCTGCGGCGGCAATCACAAGCCCCTCAAAGAAACCGATGACCAGTCCGCCCAAGAAGAAGACGGAACCCAAGAAGACCGAGAAGAAGGCGACTCCCAAGAAGAGTAGCCAAGCTGAATCCCAAGATTATGGCAAGATGCACTTTTGTGATTTGCCAACCTGCAAGGACGGCACTCCACGGAAAAAAGCCCTGGTGCTTTGGATCATCGAAAAGGTGAACGCATCAATTCCCAAATCAAAAAGAAAAAAAGGCAGTCTTTGATCGTATAAAGGATAAGGAGGGAATAGTCATGGACGATATGGTTTTCCCATCTGGTTGGAATGGCTTGTCCAAACAGGAATTCCTGGATATCGCTGAACGGTCATGCGGTGTTAAGGATGTGGTGATTCGGAATGATCTAAAAGAGCTAATTGGTTTTACCAAGAGTTTGATGCGAATCATCGACCGCTTGGAAAAACATTTAGAAGAATATGATCGTTCCGAAGTTGCCAAGTTTTGATGGTTTTAAAGAAGGAGTCTTTAACTTGAAACGATTTGCTTTTGCTATGTTGGGCCTGGGTGTTTTAGCCATGACGGCAGACGCTGGCCCATTTCGCCGTAAGACGGCTGTTGTGTCTGGTGTTGCACCTGTTGCAGCAAAACCCAATGCCAGCACAACTAATGCCCAAGGGGCCGCGCTGCTGATTGTGCAGACTGGTCGATTCCGCCATAATGGCCATCCCTTTGGATTGTTTGAGGGAATCGGCATGGCATCGACTCAGCAGGGCGCAATTCAAAATTGCTGCTTTTGGGGCAAGCGAAATGCTGTTGACATTGGTACTGCCCAAATGTCAAATGGAATGTGGGTTGCGGTAGTACGATACCGCTAATGTCTATCCAGCTGGAGGGGTGGAACGCACAATCCCCCCTCTGGTTGGGTTTCTAATAGGAAAGGAACTTGATATGGAACTTCTTACAGCACAAGAATGCAATCTGATCCAAATAATTCGCATGATGAGCAAGCCTAAGCCGCTTAGCGCGATTAAATCGGGTCCAGATAGCGTTACTATTGGGCCATACAAAATATCGCAAGAGTCACCTTCTCGGATAGGAACTGGCGAAAAGTTCAGGGTAACTGTCCAAAAAGATGGCGTTGAAATAGGAACAGGTGCGGAAGTTTGTGCCTCTATTTTGGGGCGTGTTGGCGAGGCCAATCTTGATAATCGGATGGACAAAGTCATTCAAAAAGCCACATACGATTTATGGGGTGGTGAGGAAGAATACTACAAAATATTCTTCTGGCTGAAAGACTGCAAATCCCACTCTGACTTGGATAGTGTTGACAGAACCTGTTTCGATTGTGGGATTAGAGGCATCCCGGTAGGGCAAAGCATTTGCTCTGCCTGCTCAATCGCACGATAAGCCACTTGTGTGGGAACCCAAGCTGATCACCCGTGCAGCATGGAAAATTAAACCGGGTGGAATGACAAGGACGGCAACCTTATTGGGTCTAAACATTAAGGCCATTTAAAATATGGTCCATTCGCAAATCGATGCTACTTTCATGTTCATCTGCTGGTGTGTGCGCTGGGGTTCGATTCCCTGGAGGTGAAATAGGAGAACAAAATGAGCAATATTGGCAGTTCGCCTTGGACAATTTTACCAAGCAATGAAACAACTGGAGTAGACCTTCAATTTTTTGGATTGAAGATACCGAATGTCACAGACATTAAGATTTATCCAGAATACATCATGAATGCTGAAACTATTAATTCTTTAGAAGATGGGATGCAGCATGTTCGACAAACTTTTAAGGAGCAATACTACAGGTTGAACATACAGATTCGTGTAGATAAAAACCCAGTAGAGAATGCGTCAAATGTTCCCAGGCTTTACGATTCAATTAAAGATGAAGTACATGAACGATTAATGGCTAGAATTATTGAACTGGAAGAAGAGAACGCAAAACTGAAAAGGAAGAAAAAGAAATGAGCGACCGTGACGCAGAACATACATTGAATGAATTGCAAGAGGCGAGGG